TTGAACAATGCGGCGAGGTCCACGCCCTGCCTCAGGTGGCGGCCCTGAATGAAGGGCCACCACATGAGGAATTCGTGGCAGAAGCTTAGGACGCCTCGGTAGGGCGCGAGCCTCGCTCCTCGATGAGATGCCCGACGATTTCCGAGAGAATCGTCGCCGAGACGTTGGCCTTGGGGTCGTGGATGAGCTTGTCGAAGCGCGCCCAGTTCTCCTCGTCCATCGACGCCTTGAGGTAGCCGAGGATCGCGGTGGCGGTGTCAGCGGAGGTCTCGCCTCCGGACTTCGCGACGAAGTCGAGCAGGACCGCGCCCGGGACGTCGCCGTATGCAGAGAAGGTCTCGTCCCCGAGTTCGAATTCGATAGGGGCAACCTCTACAGTGTTGAGTGCAAAGGACTTGATTTTGCGTGCAGGAGCCATTTTGGTCTATAGTTCTTTCGTCGGATCGTCAGAGGACTCGGCGGAGGTTGTCGGTCAAGTAGCGGTTAGGCTTCGTGCCCGGATGGTGCACAACTCTCGCGTAAACAATTTTACCATCAATCTTAAAGCGGAGTGCGTGCCCGAATTTGGGCAGAATTACGTGCGGCTTGGTTCCTTCGTGGTGCCAGAGCGCCGCAGCGCCATTGCTCCCGACAGTAAGGATCAGGCCTTGGCCGGAGGTCGCGAGGCGGTAGAACATCGTGCCCTTGGTGCGCCCGGTCTTCATGCCCGCCTGCATCACGGCGAGCGCCCGGAGCTTGGCCCCCATGCGGTTCATGTACCGTCCGACCATGCCCTCGGGGTTGTGGTAGATGCTCTGGATGGCCGGACGGTCTAGCTCGTACCTCATTCCGGAATCATTCCGGTGGTGGAGAGTCCGAGCGTCATGACGACGCCCTGATACGCGCCGGACGGTGGCCCAGCCGAGACGTCGATGGCGATGCCTTGGTTGTAGGCGGCAGCAGTCGCCATGCCCGCGCTGTATAGGCACGCCATGTCGCGCATCTGGTCCTTGGCGAACGCGGTGAGCGTGTCGTCGTCCAGCAGGTCCAGAGGCGAGATCTGCTCCGGCTTGTGCCCGTTGTCCAGTTCGGACTTGATGCGATCGAACTTTCCCACGCTGGTGTTGGCCGGTGCCGTGCTGTCGTCGCCCGGGATGGGGATCTGGCGCACCACCTCGACCACGAAGTTCACCGTGCGCGGCTCGTACTCCTGCATGCCGGTGGTGACCACGATTCCGGGCATACCGGCGTTCGCCTGCTCAAGGGTGACCGTGACCTGCTCCGTGTCGTGCGGGACCTCCCCACGCCCGCCGACCGTGAGGTACTGGCGGGCGGGGAGGGCGATTCCCTGCGCGTCGAAGGAGTTGCGCACCATGAGCAGGATGTAGTCCGCGAAGTCTACGAACTCTTCCTTGTCAACGATGATGTCGATCACGGGTTAGCCCTCCAGAAGCCCTTCAAGCTTCGCGATGAGGGTCTTGCGGGCTTGACCCGACTTCTCGGCTGCGAGGGCCGCAGAGGCGCGCTCACGGTCGTCTCCGACCCATTCGAGGACCCTCGCTGCGGGTCCCTCGGGAACCTCGATGTCGCCGTCCGAGATGGGGTCTGCGACCTGCTCGACAAGCTCCGGCTCGTTCGTCTTGGCCTCGATGACCACCGGCTCCGGGGCGGGGGCGAAGGTGTCCGCTGGCTCTCCAGCGGGGACGTCGAATACGACTGGACCTGCGTAATATGGGTCGTACGTCTTTAGCTCTGACATATTAGTTGATCTTCTCTCCTCTCGGGCGGTCGCCCAAGAATACTTTGGCCCTCTTCTTGCTCTTGTTCGGGTTTACTGCTGCAAGGAAGAAGTCGATTTCCGGGATCCCGATCTTCCCGTTGTCAAGGAATTGCTGCGGGTCCACGAAAGAATAGGAGAGGCCCTGACGGTTGACCGTCATGAGGCGCTGAGGGAGTGCGCACTCGGGCGACCCCATGTCGTTGAGGATGAGTTCGTTGGCGAGGCGTGTCGCTGCGCGCACTCCGGAAGGAGGTGGGTTGGTTCCCCACGTGTAGGTGATGAGAAGCTCGTTGACTGGGTCCAGCATCCACGGGATGCCACCGTTGCGGCGGAGGTACGCGTTGTTGCGGATCGAGTACGTGCTGGGGTCGAGGGTCACGCCGCCCTGAGTGATCTGGTCGACAGAGAGGACCGGTGAGTGGCGGAGGTAGAGGTTGACCGGCGACGCGACGCGGATCGGGAGGTTGAAAATCTGCCCCTGCACCATCTGCGGCGAGCGGGGGATCACGGTGGGGATCTGGGCCGTGTAGGACTCGGTCGAGGTGTGGATTCCGGGGAACTTTCCTGCGGTCAGGTTGTGCATGAGGAAGCTCGCGTACTCGACGGCAGAGGGTGCGAACTTGCTGGTCGGGTCGAACGTGTCGGCCACGGTTAGCCATTGAACTGCCATGTCAACTCCACAAAAGGTTTCAGTCTATTATATCAAGTGAAAAGAACAGGCTGGCCGACCTTGAAGGACGACCAGCCTGTTCTTGATATCCAGTGTCTAATTACTAGACAGCGACGTATCCGGAGCCGGTTGGGATCGCGGTGTCGCGGGCGTAGGCCCACCCGGAGTCCGAGGTGAACGGCCACGTGGGGGCACCCGGGCCGGTCCCGAAGAGCGGGTTTCCGACAGAGTAGCCGGAGAACTGGACACCCATGAGGTTGTTGCCGACGAGGCGCTCACCGTTCGGGCGCAGGAAGACCTGCGGGCAGACGTGACGCCAGTACGGGTTGGTTGCCGAGGGGCGACCGTTGATGTTGGCGTAGGACCAAACCTCGATGGCGCAGCCGTTCGGGGTCGGGTTGATGCCGACGTTCGGCGATGCCCAACCGACAGACTTGCCGCCAGCGGTGAAGATGGTTCCACCCGTGAGCATCTCGGTCAGCTCGGGGTCGGGGTCGACGAGGGTGAGGGCGACCGTGAAGCGCTTAATGGTGTCCGGGGACTTCCATGTAGCGCCGATGGTGCCGTCAGCCGCCTTGATGTTGAGTTCGTCGCCGGACTCAAGCTCGGGGGTGAACCCGATGGAGACGAACTTCTTGGTGACGTAGGAAGCGGAGGCACCCGACGCGATAGATCCGTCAGAGTTGAGACGGCTAACGCGAAGGGCGACGCCCATTACGTTGGTTGCGTTATCCGAAGACATGTTGTTTCTCTCCTATTAGGCGTAGTCAGCAGTTAGATCGACAAGTACTGCGTAGAGGTTGGTCGTAGACCACGTGACACCTGCGTATCGTTCCCCGTAGTACGCGATGTTGTTCTTCGAGGTGTCCACCGCTTGGCTGATCTTCTCCGGGACGATGAAGATGTCGCTGAGGTAGACGGTTACCGGCCCGGTTGCGTACATCCAAGCCTGATTCGCCGGGGCGTTGGCTCCGGACGGACCCTTGCGGGTGTAGCCTGCACCGGAGACGAAGGTGTTCCCGTTGGGGGTAATCAGCGTCTTCTTACCGTCCGTGGTGTCCACGTGCAGGATGCGCTTGAGCGCGGATGCCGTGGTGATCGGGCCGTGGATGGTACCGGCAGAGCCGATGGTCGCGTTGCCGAGCGCCTCCTCAAGGAGCGCCAGACCGTAGTGCGGCTTCACAGCCGTGCCGGGGGTCGGCGTGACGTCCACAGCCCCGCTCTGGGCGAGGTAGCGGTTGTCGTTCGGAGAGTCGAGGAGCTTGGCGATGGCACCCTCCCAGAACTCGCGCTCAATCGACTTCTGGGTGACGATGTCGAGCGCGTTCTTGGCGGTCTCGCGGATGGTCTCCGGCGTGGTGCCGAAGGTCGACGAGAACGTCTCGGTGCGGATGCCGAAGGGGTAGTAGATTCGGAACACCGGGGAGGCGGGGTCGGTTACGTCGACGACCGACTCCTCGGTGGTGGTTCCGAGAACTGTGGTGTTGGCGGCAGAAGTCTGGCCGTCAGGGGTCTCGTACTGGTAGCCGGAGATCCACTCGGGATTCTGGCTGTGGTCCTCTGTGACAGTGACAGCCGGACTCAGGATACCGAAGGGAGAGACGACTGGCTGAGTTGTCTCAACTAGCATGGAGGAGCTTCTTGCCATTGTTCTATTCCTAAGATATCCTGAGTTCCGGCTGTTACTTGTCAGCTACTACTAGACGGTCGGCGCGACAGTTCCGGTGGTAGCACCAGCGATGGAGAGCTGGCTGGAGACGCGGAGCGACTCGATACCAACCTTTGCAACGGCCTCGAAGGTCTCGAAGAAGATCTTGTAGTCGTTGGTCGCGTTGAGGGTGGAGTCACGGACGATGCCGAGATCGAGAGTTCCACCGTCGAGGAAGAGGAAGGTGCCCTCGGAGAAGAGGTACCAGATCAGGGTCGACGGGAAGGAGTTGAGCGCGCCTGCACCCTGAGCGCCGAGGATCTGGCCGGTCTCGCCGTCGACAGTCCACGTGACGTTGATGCCACGGACGGAGAACCAGTTGTTGATCGTGGACTCTGCAAGGGCGAAGGTCTCGTCCATGCCGTCACCCGGGAGCTGCTTGACAAGGTCAGCGCGGAGCGCGTTCTTGAACCAAGCCGGGAAGATGGCGCGGAGAGGGGTCTTCTCGTCCATGCGGTGACGGTTGCGGTACGCAGCCGCAGCGGTCTCGACCTGAACGAAGATGTCGCGAGCGGCACCGAGAGCCTTGGCAGCGGTGACCTGAGTCGAGAGCGCACCGATACGGGTAAGGATGCGGGTCTCGGCGAAGCGAGCGTGCTGGATGAAGCCGAGCTTGGTGTGGCGCTCAACCAACTCAGGGTACGCACGAGCGCCCATGTTACCGAAGGTGAGGATGAGCGGAACGGCGTCAACCGTAACCTCTACCTCAGCACCAGCGGCAACGCGGAGAGCAGGCTTGGTCGGCGAGGAGCCGGTAGCCGCAGCAGCGTCGTCGTCAACGGTCCAGAGCGAGACAGCGCCGTTGAGGTCGGTGAGGACCGGAGGAGTGATGTAGCGGATGCCGCCACGATCAGCACCGAAGACTGCGAGCGAGTCCTTGACGGGACGGACGTCCTCGCCGAGGCCGTAAAGCTCGTAGCGGACCTCAGCCGGAGCTGCGATGCCACCAGCAGCGACGAGGGAGACAGCGCCCTCGATCTTCTCGGCGTTGCCGTCGATGTCGTTCTTCGAGAGGACGCGCTCCTCAGGGAAGACGGTGGAGAACTGCGCGACGTGGTGCATTTCTCCGTCGCCGCCCATCGTGCGGCCCATGGCGCGCTTGCGGGCGAGGAGAGCGTTCGCGACAGCGAGGGTGTCGGGGAGCTGAGCACCGGCCTGAATGCCCGGGATGTCAGCGCCAGCGGTGATGGTAACGGGAGCGTACTGAGGTCCCTCAGGAGCAGCGGACGCTACGACAGCGTGCTCCTCGGGAGCCTGAACGTCGATGTTGTCGAGTTCGTTTGTAACTGAGGCAGTCACGGGATCCTCCGAGTTGTTCTTCTTGTCGTCATCGGCTTCTTCGTCAGCCGAATCGGTAGGTGCGGGTTCTGTTTCGTCCGGGCCGTTGTCGGACATTGCGGCTGCCTCGTCGGCTGCGGGAGCCTCGGCTGGCTGGGGTGTGTCATCTCCGTCAGCCGGAGCTGCGGCTGCCTCGCTCGCGTCGTCCGCTGCTGGAGCAGCGTCCTCGGCTGGCGCGGCCTCTTCCTCTGCGGAGTCGGTTGGGGCTGCGGCTTCGAAGCTCGCAACCTTCTTCTCGTCCTCATCCGTGAGGTCGCCCTGCTCCGGGGTGTCAGTCCCGCCCTGTGCGGGATCTTCGTCCGAAGAAGGAGTCTCTTTGTCCGGCGCTGCCGGAGCTGGGTCGGCGTCGGTTCCGGGGGCCGGAGCCTCGTCCGCCATCTGGGCGTCATCGGCAGCAGCGGGTGCCGCCTCGTCGCTGGGCTGTTCCTGTGGGGCTTCGTCCGAAGCCTCGTCGTTGTTGTCGACGTCCGCGATGCCTTCGATTGCCTCCGCTACGGATCCGTGGTCAGCGCCGTCAGAAACAGCGTCGTCACCTACTCCGTCGCCGTTGGCGTCGTCATCCGCGTCATTCTCGGTCTCGCTGTCGAGGACGCTGTCCACGTCCCCGTCCATGTCCGGGTCGATTCCCTTGATAGCCTCAGCAGCCTCCGCAGCTTCCATTGCAAGCTGCTTGGCCTGAGCCTCACGCTGGGCGACCTCACTGCGAACCGCAACTGCGGCGCGTGCGAGGGCCTTCATGCCCTCGACTACATCGGGAGTCAAGTCCTGTGATTGGACCGCCTCAAACTCTGACACGATAGAACCCTCAAGCGACTTAAGCTCGTCGTCCGACAGCTCGGAAATCCTGTCGAGGTTTGCATTGATCTGATCCACAGTCCCTCCTCAATTTTCTTCTCGGGGCAGACACGTCTGCCTTGGGCTGGTTCGTCATTCGGCAGAAGGGACAAGATCCTAGATCTTGCGCTTAAGTTGTAACCAGTATATCATGGGAATTTTGACCCTGTGTATGGTTGTTCTGAGGCCCCAGATCTCTCCGGGGCCTCAGCATACGCAGTGTCTAGCTGCCGTAGATGGCAGCGCGGATGTCGGCGAGGCTGAACTGGTCCTTCTCGGCCACGTTGTCAGCCGGGAAGCCGTCATCCTCAGGCTCAGCGGCGAACGCGCTGGGGTCCTCGGGGGCGATCTCTTCGATCTTCTCCGGGGCGACGGACGCGAAGAGGGCGCGGGCCTCCTCGGCAGCTGCGGCAAGCGCGGCAGCCTCCGCCTCGCGGCGTGCGGTTACGGCTGCGAAGGACGCCTCCATGAGCTTCTGCGCCTCCTGAGCCTGAGCCGAGAACTCGGCGTGCTCAATCACGCGGACGCGGTCGGAAAGCTCGTCCAGCTTGTTCTGCTGGAGTTCGGCGATGGCGGAGGCACCGGCTGCGACGAGCGCGGTGATCTGCCCGCCTGCGACCATGGCGCGGGCAATCGGGAACCCGGGGACGTTGACGGCGCAGACCGCGACAAGCTCAAGGCGACCGTTGATCGGACGCCAGTCGCCGGACGGCGCGGAGGCGCGGAACGCGCGCACCTGAGACGGGGTGATGTCCGGGCGGAGCGCTCCGGAGACCCAGATGCCGAACTGGTCCTCGCCTGCGGAGACGTCGGCGACAGCGGAGTTCGTGTCGTCGTAGTGCTTCGCGGCAGCCTGAGCGGAGGCGTGCAGCGGGGCGTGGCCCCCGGCGAGCGTGAGCTGACCGACAGCGACGTCCGTGCCGTCGTCCGTGCGCAGGACGCCTGTGCGGAAGTAGGCGTAGTTGGAGGCGGAGCGCGGCGGCTTGGTGGCGCGCGGGAGGCCGATGTGGGAGGTGGCCCACGCGGCGATGTGCCCGAAGACG